AATTGAGTTAAGTCCATTATCCACCGCCTTTTTTGCGTCTTTCAATTTCTGCTTGAATAGCATCTTGACTTGGCAAACCACCAGTTGTAGCAGGGGCAGTTGGCAATTTAGGTATTGGTGCAGTAATGTCTTTTGCAGCACGACCAGATGCAACTTCAGCAGATTTAAGCAAGTTTGTAAGACGCTCTTGCTTTGTTTTAACTGTTGCCGCACTATCACCCATTTGTGGGAAGAAAGATTTTTTGTAACCAGCCAACTGCTCACGGCTATATGCTGCACCAGTTCCCAATGTCAAAGCCGCATCAAGAATATCCTCTTGTGCTGCCTCAACAATTTGACGCTGTTCTGTGTTAATCTTGTTTGGCAAGAAGTCTGTTCGTGAAACAAAACGAGCAACTTCAGCCGCAGTATTTGGTAAAGCCGCTTTAGGGTCAGCACCGATAGCCTCATTCATTTGTCCAACGCTGAAGTTCAATCTGCTTGCAAGAACGGCTGACTTGCGCTCACCTTCTGATGGCATATTGATTGTTGTGCTTGGGCGTTTTTGTTCTTGTAACTGAATATATGCTGCCTGTTGGTCTTTAGGCAACTTCATAAAATCTTGGAACTCTTTAATTGAACCAGCAGGTGCATCAGGTGCGGTATAAAGAACACGCATATCGTCTTTATCAAGAACAACATTTCCAACTGTTACAGTATCACGCTTTTTTGAACCAGCAACTAATCTTGGAGGCATACCAGCAGAAATCTCATAAAGCGCACCATTAACTTCTTTGTACTCTGGTTGCATTGCTTTCTGAGATGCAACTAACTCACCTAGTGCTTTGCGACCTTCAGCAGAACCCATCAATTGAGGAATTGCTTTTTGCAAGTCAAAGCCACCAGCAGTCATGCCTTCGCCTACTCGCTGACCCATCATGTCCTCGCCATACATCTCTTGAGGCTTGGTTACAGCACCTTGGATAACACCTTGAATTCGTTGTTGTTCAGCTAATTGTTGTTGCTCTAACTTACGCTTACGAATCATGTCAGCCAACTGGACATTCTGTAACTGGCTTTGCAATGTGTCTTGCATACCGCCTTTGTAGGCTTGCTGACCACGCTGTAAGCCCTCAACAATAGACTGTCCAGTATTCCCACCTTGGAATAAACGCCCTGCTAGGGCATACAAGGCTTGTGCTTGTGCGTCTTCACGATTACGAGCAATGTCAGCTTGTGACATACCCAACAGACCCATTGTGTCTGCACCGCTAGTTCCAAAAATGTCTAATAGTCCAGCCATGTTTAATCCCACCAGTTAGAGCCAAGAGCAGGGTAATTAGTGTTAATAGTTCCCATGTTTGTATTTGTTGGTGCATTACCACCAAGGAAACTTGAACTAAATGGATTGATGTAACTCAGGTTAGGAGAACCTAGATTCTTGTAAATAGCAGCACCAGTAGCAGCAGTACCCAATACCTTTTGTAAGGTAGAAGTATCAGCAGAACCAGACGCAGTAGATGTTCCTACTCGTCCTAATGGGTTGCCATATACCAATGACATATAGTTTTGCAAGTTCTGTTGTGGTTGGTTTTGCAAGAAGTTAAAACGCTGAATATCAGCACCCAACTGTTGACCTTGGTAGCCTTCACGCAACTGACCTGCTTGTAGCAACTGGTTAATGTCTTGATAATCAGCTTGAGCCAACTGAGGGGCTGCACCGATAGCTTGTTGCTGACGTTGACGCTCTGCCTCGTAGTTCTGATAGGCTAGTTGACCTGCTGTGTTAGTCAATGCTTGAGCATACTGACCAGAAGCCCTATCTTGTAGGTTACCCATAGCACCAGAGCCATAACGCCCTGCTAGGCTTGCTTTAGAACTAATGTCACCCATTGTGTTCTGGAACTGAGACTGAGCAGCTTGTGCAGCAGGGGCAAATGCACCTTGAAAGAATGGATTGCCACCCAGATAAGCACCGCCCAAAGTACCCTGTAATTGCTGTTGAGCAAGTCCAGTTAAAGGACTACCTGCCAAGGCACGAGTTTCTAAGGCTTGAACGCCAGCTTGTGTAGTTTGCGAGGGTGCTACAAAGGTTTCGCCTGTGTAGTATTGTGGGCCACCCCTTTGGTACAAACCTGATGCCTGTTGCAAACCATACGTCAGGTATGGTGCTATTTCTGGTGCGACTGTGGATGTGGTAGTAGTTGCCATCTTTACTCCTAAAAGTTCGGATTCCGAGATGGGTCATCCACGGAAACCATTATACATAAATTATTAAAATCAACCAATAATTGCATATCTATACGTCTTATTAGCTGTTGAATTGGCAAAATGGGTAATCGTAGCCGTACCCTGTCCTTGGGAACTAGCGTAGATATTTGTCGAGGCAGCGAGTGACACTAAGTTAACAGTCGCTATCACAGATGGAGTAGCTGGTCTTGTAGGGCTTGTTCCAGCAACATAATGCTCAATTATTACGCCAGTATCTGACGCTCTCCACATCAACTGAATGTAGTCATTAGCTGCTAAATCTACATAAAAGTTCATTGCCCCAATTAAGTGATATGGGTCACCAGATGATTTTCTCTGGGCTAAACCAAACCTACTATTTGAGCCAGTTATATCTGTGCCATTCTTTCTGAACCAAATATCAGCATCTTGTGAGTCATTGGTAGTATTTTTTAATTGAATACTAAACTGTATGTTATACAACCCTGCTGCTTTTACATTTAACCTAGAACTATTTGATAAAGTAACCCCATTGGAGAAGTCTGTTGTATCAAAAGTAATAGGGTAGGCAGTCGTTGTATTAGCTACAGTCTGGTCTGTTCCATCTTGAAAAGCACCATAAGGCGCAGAATCAGCAAAAGCAGCAGCAGAGGCAGGGACAAAGATGATAACGCTGTCTGGGCCTATCCTTCTGTCCGTCAAAGTGGTAGTTAAAGCCCCACCAGTTGCCAGAGTCAAAGTTCCTGTGTTATTGGTCTTTCCGTCCATGATGCCACGGACTACTTCAGCCACAGCCCTCTGGTCACCACCAAAAGCAGGTAGGCTTCTAAACATCAGCGAACCCCTTGTGGCGTAATGTCCACATCAATAGCAACAGCAGTTTTCCAGTTAGCACCAGTAGGAACTAACTTTAATCTGTGGTATCTACCAGCAGAACGCAAAGAAACCCTGTTCTCAGAGTCAGCAGCAGTTGAAGTCCCATAGGTGACACTTTGGTTTAGCAATGTGCGTGAAGCCACGGATAACGAGCCAGAGCCATTGTCAACAATAGGTTTAGCCAAAGTCACAACGGAATTAGCACCTACGTCTATGTCGCCAGTAGCAATGCTTCCTGTAAGGTTTGCACCAGTAAAGGAATAAACCCTAGTTCCGTAAGTTCCACCTAAGAAATACTTACCACCGATATATAGCAAAGAGTCTAAACTTGTTGTTAACGCATCAAGAGAGGCAGAGATGCTATCCAATTCTTCTAGCGTTGAAGCACCAGATGATGCCTCACCCAAGTAATCGGTATTGGCATCGCCATAAGTCCACTTCTTTGTCTGGAAGTTGTAAATCATCAGTTTACGAGTGGCATCTACAGATTGATAGTTCCAGATAACCAACTTGCGAACAGGGTCAATAGCCGCAGACATTGTTGAGTAGTTTGCCTCGCTTGCGTCTGACAAGAAGAACCTATCTACCTTCTCAGCACCGATAGGAACAACTTGTTGCCCATCGCACATATAGAAACCATCGTCTGACAAAAAGAAAGTTATACCTTGGTATTGTGCAACTGAGCCTGACACCATACATCCCTTGTTACGAGAGATATTGTCAAACTGGAATATAAACGGAGTACCCACATAGGTCATCCTGTGGATAGAACGCTCTAGCAGAACTAGACCAAACTCACCACCACGGATTCCCATAATCTGACCGCCATCAGGAATGTCCTGATAATCAGACTGAGTGTTTACGTTCTCTACCCAATCAGTCTCATCATTGATAGCTGACCAGCGCACACGATACTGCTGTTGTGTCGTTTCTAACGTATTGGCGCAAACTACAAAGTCACGAACAACTGTAATGAACTTGGCAATAGGCGCAGTAGCCGCTACTTCAGCAAATGTTGTAGAAGTACCAAGTACCCATGACTTTAGCTTTTCAGCGTTGTTACAAATAATGACGCTCTTGCCAAACTGAGTAAACCTTACCCTATCGTTTGCGCCTGTAGTCAATCCTGTGTTTACTTGCGTAAGTGTTCCAGAACCGCTAACTGTGTAAATCTTAGACAGACCAGCAGCAAAGAAATAGGTATTGCTATCAGGTGCTTTAGCCGCATACAAAGAAGTTAAGTTCTCTGCTGCTGCGCTAGAGAATGATACTGGCGTGGGAAATGGGCCGTACCCGATAGCCTGAGACACCACGTTCTTGGCATCCGTCAACGAGCCAGAAATACCTGACTGGTCAGGCATCCACTCACCAAATGTTACCCTTGTCGTAGCCATGTATTACTTCCTTGAGTCTGTGTCGTCCATGTATTGTCATTGGCAGATACTGGAGTCCATGTGTTTGTGTCACTAGAAACAGGTGTCCAAGTGTTTGAATCAGCACTAACTGGTGTCCAAGTATTAGTGTCACCTGCTACTGGAGTCCAGTTATCACCAAGGATAACGCCTTTAGCCGTAATTGTTGCTAGACCTGATACCGAGGCTACCCCTGCGTATATCGCAGACGCACTAGCAACAACATCCGCATTGGCTTCTACGCTTGCCGTTCCTTCTGCAATCAATCCACCATTGGCAGTAAATGTTGCATCACCAGTAATAGACGCAACGCCTAACTGGATTCTCTGTGCGTTAGCTTCACAGACACCATTAGCAGTTATGCTTGCGCTACCACTAATCACAAGTTGACCAGATGCGCTTACATCAGCATTTCCAGTAATGCTTGCACTAGCAAAGTTAACCTTAGTACCAATAGCAGTTACATCAGCGTTACCAGTAATACTAGCAACGCCATTTGCTATTCTCTGTCCATCAGCAGTTACGCTTGCTGTGCCTTGTATGTCACCACTACCAAACTGAACACGCTGACCAGATGCCGTAACATCTGCGTTTCCTGTGATAGAAGCATCGCCATAATAAACAATGGAAGCATCAGCAGTTACTGTAGCCGTACAAGTTACAGAAGCTATGCCACCAAATATCTTTTCAGCATTGGCAACAACAGTAGCGTTAGCAGTTATATCTGCGACACCATCCCACAAATATGCGGTAGTCCATAGTTCTGAATCTAGGCTAATTGCTAGGCTATCAATGCTAGAACTGAAAGCGTCTAAGCCCTCTAGCACCCAAGGGCCTGTCACATTCTTCTGTGTAGTCGAGTTCCAATCAGACGAGTCTAAACTTAGCGTGAGGCTATCCAATGACCCAAATTGGTCAAGTTGCTCAAGCGTAAGATTGACTGTCGTACCAGCCATATCAAGCCAATGTTACTGACAAAGAACCTGTAGCAATACGGAACACATCGCCAGTTGCAATCGTCTTAGAAGCATCTAGTGCTGTGTGATACAAAAGGTTTCCAGCCGTAGAAGCATCACGCAATCCAATGTGTGTGATTGTTCCCCATGAGCCACCAGCTTGAGGGAATTCCACAGCAGCAGAGTTTGTTGAAGCACCATTGCTAGGCGCACCAAATGTCACAGACTGACGAGCGTAGCTAGTACCAGAACACTCAGTTCCAGTATCAGCATCAGTTGGGTCAGTTGTGTACAAAGCCACATAAACAGTTGTTGGTGCTGTGTAGCTAGTTGCTCTCAGCGTCACATTGATAAGAGCATTTTCCAAGTAGTTTGACATTTCAGCCATAGTTTCACCTTGCAGTTAATTTGATTGACAGGGGTACACCAGAATACTGAGTGTTTTCATCAGACCTAGTGAGAGAAGAAATTGCTCGGTCATACATAGAACCCCATGTATTGATACGAGCGTCATTCATTAAGTAAGGCTCTGCTTCAACCAATGCACCATATAGCAAACCATCAGGTGCAACATTCAAGAAGACATTGGATGCGTTACTGCTAGACAAGTACGGAGGCGCAGAATAATAAAGCATCTTTAACGTATATACGCCATCAGGTGCAGGTGCTAACTGAAACTCAGAAGCAAGAATAGTGTAAGACTTAGGAACACCAACTTCTGATGTTCTTGGGTCATTAGATAACGATGAGGGACTAGAGTAACTCAATGGTTGAATTGGGTTTGTCATCACTACAAAGTCACGAATCTCTAAGAAGTCGCTAGGTATCTCTACAGTTGCATCACCAGAAACTGTGCTAGTTGTTACAGACTTTAGCATCTGACGAATACGCAATTCTCTACGGAGTCGGTTTTCAGCAAGTGTAATAAAGTCTGGAATTTGAGAAGTCAAGTCAGACCTAGCCAGATAGTTGGCTATGGAAGTCTGCAAGTCAGAATATGTTGAGAGGCTCATACCACTCCAGTTCTAGTGCGCCATGCACGATTCATTGGGTCATTTAACCAAGCAGCAAAACGCTTGTCATCAAGAACAGCAAAGCCACGCATGATTCCAGCTTTGTTAAGGTCATCAATGACTGTCATTGGAATAGATGCAACCTTGTTACCAAACAGTTGGTCAGACCATCTTGCTCTCTCGTCATACGAGTTATATTCTTTTTTATT